GTGTTGACACAGACGCTAGACATACGCTACATTTACATCACTGCGCGACATGAATGACAGACGGCGCAGCAACTAACCAAGGATGCAACATGAGCAAGCAAGTTACCCGTTACCAGATTCGCGAATTCGTTGGTTCTGATTACAGCAGGCAATTAGGTCGTCGCCTCAGAACCAGGGAGCAGGCTGTTCGGATCGTAAAAATGCTCAGAAAAGCAGGTCGAGATGTCTTCTCTGCACCGATGAAGATCGCAGCCTAACACCCCGGGGCTTCGGCCCCATCAACGAAAGCACACCATGAAACGCACCACCCGTCAAATCCTCGCCGATGTAGCCTTCGCCATCGTCCTTGGAGCCACCTTCGGGGTTGTCTTCGGGCTCTACTTCTAAAACGTCCTAAGAGCCGTTTTTTTAGGTAGGTACATGTCTAGGTAGCAGACTGACCAAAAAAACGCTCCTATGGCCCTCTAAACGCGTCAGAACATGCCTCAAACCAGAACAGCACATCTCTTGGCCCTCCTCAAGGACGGCCACCCCTTCCGAATCGCCGTGATCCTCACCGGCCACTTTTTTAACGTCCCGGTCCACGTGATCGAGAGGGAGTTCTACCGATGAACTTTTGCCCGAAGTGCGAATCTCCAGCCCGCGTTCTAGAAAAACGCTGGAGCCAAAAAAAAGCCTGCACCCGTCGTCGCCTTGGTTGTCCATCTTGCGGTTATAGATTCTCAATATTCGGGGATATTATGATTCCACAAATAGATAATCAATTAGATTCAGAAGGAATGCCTAAATATACAGAGACCATTCAGGTCCTTGAGGCCTTGGTCAGAAGCGCCGGTGGTTGCGCCTCCATCGACCAAGTTGCCGTCGTCAAGGCATGGCGTTTAATTGACCGTTATAACGCCATTATTAACGGTAAATAATAAGGTCCACCATCCTTCCCATCCAGCCCGCCGCGTGCGGGCTTTTCTTTTATTTCCACCACATCCGTCAAAACCGGGACCCGATCCGGCTCAATGTGACCTGGAAGGCCATCCCACCAGCCAGCACCGACCTCACTCCCCTCAACCTCAACCAATGTCTTTTTCATCATCACCTCATCAAATTTTCTATGCAACGCAACAGCCCCACAAACATAGCGCAACAACGCAACTACCCTAAAGGGTAGTAGTTGCGTTTTGTTGCGCTAAAATGTTAGTCTTGTCACAAACGCAACTAAAAAAAAGTTGCGCAACAGTTGCGTTTTGTTGCGCTACTTTTTCCCCCATTTTTATGCCCTCAAAAGCATTGCAGAAGCCTGAACGGTGTCCAAAACGATCCACCCATGTTCGTAAGAGTCGATGACCTGGGCGATCAAAAGCTCCCCGATCGGCTTCCCTTTAGACGACGGGCGGACGTATATTGATGCCGATGCTTCGGTCAATTCCAGGGTATCCATCAGATATTGGATAAACCCTGCCCGGCTCAGATACGGCTGCCCTGCTCTTGTCTCTTTACCTGCTGATTCCCAAGCATTTTGGAATAACTTTATATTTTTAGTTAACTTATTATCCCTTTTATCAGATATTGGTTTATCGACTATTTCGATAATCGCGCTAGTAACTTGTTCATCGTCCTCGTCGATCCATCCTTTGATCTCCACGGTGCGAAGCTGGGCAAAAATGTCTGGAGCAATTTCTGAATCCTTTGCTTTGCGCTGGACAATCTGCATCGGTGCATCGTCTTTTGCTGGAATGATGCTCACCTCAATGTCGAGGGCTCCGCGCCAAGCCGAGGAACCTCGGGCTCGGTGCTGGGCTTCTTCGCTGACGCCTGTGTGATGGACTAGCAAAACGGAGCAGTTGAATTCCCGCATGAGTTGTGCACATGCGTCGAGCATGGTTTTAGCGTCCTGGGCGCTGTTTTCGTCGCCGCTTAAGAATCGGTGCAGAGTGTCAATGACGATGAGATCTGGGGGCTCAGGGAGTTGTTTGAGGTGGGTGGAGGTGGACAGATAGCCTTCTGGCGTGTTCAGGTCGCACCCGGAGCGGCTGAGCCACATGCTGAGGCTTCCGGCGGAGTGGTACTGCTTCCAGGCTGCTATCCGAGCCCTTAGACCGTGGTGGCCTTCGCCTGCTAGGTAAACTATTCTGGCGGGTTTGACTCGGTGGCCTGCCCACTCTGGCATTCCGCTGGCCAAGCGTAAGCACCAGTCGAGGACTACGAACGTTTTACCGCCGCCGCTGGGGCCGTGGATCATGATAAGAGCATCAGACTGTAGCCACCCTTTGATGAGCCATTTGATCGGCGCAGGCTTCTGGCAGTAATCATCGGCGGGGATGAGCCACGATTCTTGAGGCGGGTTGAGCAGTAGGGCTAGATTGTGTCCGGCTTGTGCGTAATCGTTCGCGTCCCCTTCGATGGGGGGCATGATGTAGGTCACCCCGTACTTGGCGCAAGCCTGCTCCGCGTGACGCTGGCCTACCCCGCTTTTATCGTTATCGGCCACTATGACAATCCGTTGACCTGGGTGCATCTCTACTAGTGAGCCGGTGACGGGAATCAGGTTTGATGCACTGTAAGCGACGACGCAAGGGCGGCCGGTGACTTCGTGGATCGTGGCTGCGGTGGCGAATCCTTCTGCTACGTAAAGCACTCCCGGGTGATCGAGGGTTCCGATGATCCAGAAGCGTCCGCCGGTCTGCCCACCTGTGTGATAAAGCTTTCCACCATCCTCGCTGATGTATTGCAGGCTTGAAAGCTCGCCGTCTTCTGAGAACAAGGGAACCATCAGACGACCATCACCTGTAACTCTGGCGCCGTGGGGCTGTACGCCTTTCCGTTTCAAATATGGATGGTCGGGGCTGGCCTGGGCGCCGTCTCTCCAGATTGTCTCAACTGTAGACGCTGCAACGGAACGATCCCGCTCTATTTCTTCATCACGGAGTCGCTTGGCAGCGTTGATCCGAGCAATGTGGGCCATTTCTTCAGCTGGGGTCCAGCGCTTCTTCCCGATGTCCGCTTTGACTGTCTGGGTCAGATTGGCTCTCCAACAGCCGAACGTCAGGCAGGGTATGCCGTCAAGGTGGCCGACATACCAACCGGAGCGGTCTAGAGTTTTGCGACTGGACCCGGAGCGGAAACGGTGAATGCGACCGTCAAGAATAAATTCATCTGGGGCATCAAGCCCTGCCTCTTCAATAGCTCTACTGAACTGCACTTCGATTGGTAGGGGCGTAGGCTCCTGGGGCGGGCTCCAAGGCCCGCCTAAGATGTGCGTTAGATCAGCCATGTTTTAGAGTGTGATGGGTTGAGTTTGACGGATGAGATAGTCTGACAGGATCGTGAGCGTGCGCAATGAGGGGTTGGTCTGCCGACCCTTTTTGATCTGGTGCAGCGTGTTTGCGTGAAGGCCAGTGGCAGCTGCTACTGCACTGATTCGCCGATCAGCAAGGGCCACTTTGATCTGTTCTAGACTCAACAACATTTTTATCTCTCCTTTTGTTTGGGTGTTGACATTGTGACGTGCAATCGTTTACATTGTCAACACTGCACGAACGGAATCGCCGACGGTGTAGGTAAAAAAGGAGAACGAAATGGAATTGATCTACAGCCAGGATTTCTACAAAGTCTACGCCTCGACGGTGGGCGACTACGTTCTTATCTGGTCCAGCGACTATCCGACTCGCTCTAATCTGATCGGCACATGCGATTCAATGGAGGACGCATTAGAGTGGGCTAAGGATTGGGTTCAGTGCAAAATTGAGGATGTACCTTTTTAAATAATTTAACTCTGGGGTGTTGACAGGATCACAGTCACGCCCCACAATACATACATCGAGCGAACAGATTGTCTGAAGGCTCGACAAACGAAAGGAAACACTATGAAGAACAATGACCTGCAACTGACGCAAGCCGATCAACTCGGTGCATTGCTGGCCGAGATTGACGTTCTGACAAAAAAGGCCGAGACCATCAAGGCCTCTATGAAAGAGGCTGGCGGGGTCCATGAGGGCGTGCTGTTCCGCTCTACCGTGATTGAGTCAAACCGCTCGGTCACCGACTGGAAGGCCCTCTGCGCCGCCCAGGGCATTACCGCAGATGTGGTTGCCGCCCACACCAAGACCACTGCTGTCTACAGCGTTAAGACAACATCAAAATAAAGGAGGGGGGCTCTAAGCCCCTATCACATGGAAACCCCTCCACCGAATTGGCCCTTCCCCACGTACAAAGGGAACCCGCTGCCAAAACCCAAACCTTCACCGTTCCGTGAGGAACCATCACAACCTGCGCCACCGGCGCCCTTCTAACAAGTGTGTGTTAAAATGTCTTAACTTAGCAAAAGGTTAAAACATGCCAAACATTAGCAAAAACGTATCTGGCCAAAAATTTGACATGCTTCTTGCTGTTGAAATTATTGGAAAACGAGGAAAAGCAAATTTATGGAAATGCATATGCGATTGTGGGTCGGAAACATTTGCAATAGTTTCTCAATTGACAAGAGGCGACAGAACTTCTTGCGGGTGCAAGAAAAAACAAAAAAAATCACCAAGGCCAGATTTAATTTTAAGGAATAAACAAAATGCAAAACATGCAATGTCAAAAAGTCATACATATAAAAGTTGGAAATCAATGAAATCTCGTTGTTACGATAAAAACGATAAAGATTATCCAAGGTGGGGCGGCAGAGGAATTACAGTTTGTGATTCATGGAAAAATTCATTTATTGAGTTTTATAAAGACATGGGAGACCGCCCAAATGGTCACACGATAGACAGGATAGACAACAATGGAAATTATGAACTTAAAAATTGTAGGTGGGCTGTTCCAAAAGTACAAAGCAACAACACAAGAAAAAATTATTACATTGAATACATGGGAAAAACTCAAACAGCGAAACAATGGGCAGAAGAATTAAAAACAGTTGAATATAAAACTATTCTTTATCGTTTGCGAAATGGCTGGGAAACTCACGCAGCATTAACAACTCCATCAACCATTAAAAGGAAATAAAAATGGCTATCAACCTGAAATCAACGAAAGCTTTGGCAGCATCCGGCGTAAAAATTCTTGTTTATGGGCAAAGTGGAGCCGGTAAAACAAGCCTGATACCGACCCTGCCCGCCCCTATAGTCCTAAGTGCCGAGGGCGGCTTGCTCTCGATTGCAGGGGCGGATGTGCCCTACATAGAAATATCTGACATGGCCAGCCTGCGTGAGGCTTGGCAATGGATAACAGAATCGTCCGAAGCCAAAGAGTTTCAATCCGTGGCCTTGGATTCAATCAGCGAAATAGCAGAGGTCGTACTGAACGCAGAGAAAAAGGCAACAAAAGACCCACGGCAGGCTTATGGCGCAATGCAGGAACAGATGGCGGACATCATAAGAGCGTTCCGCGACCTTCCAGGCCGTCACGTTTACATGAGTGCGAAGCTTGAGAAGACCCAAGACGAAATGGGTCGGGTTCTCTATTCGCCAAGCATGCCCGGCAACAAAACTGGCCAACAGTTACCCTACTTTTTTGACGAAGTGCTAGCGCTTCGGGTGGAGCGCGACGCCGAAGGAAACACGCAACGGGCTCTAATGTGCGATTCCGACGGGCTTTGGCTCGCCAAAGATAGAAGTGGGAAGTTAGAGATGTGGGAAGGCCCTGATCTTGGGGCGATTATTAAAAAAATTGAGACCTAAAAACAATCATGAACCGGCACGACATCTTCGAGATCTGGCAGTACACCCAGCTCCAAAATCAAGACCAGGATTGGGGTCTGATCGCTATTAAATTCGCTCAAGCAATAGCCCGCATTGAGCGTGAACAGATAGCTAGGATGTGCGACGACTATGCAATGCAAGAAGACCCTACGGAGTTTCCGAGGGACAACTTTACGGGTGGCAAAGCATTTGCCGCCCAAGATCTGGCAGAGAAGATACGTGCCCGGGAAGACCTTGGGGATTGCAATGACTGAAGAAACTCTAAAACTCGCTGGTCGTGCTGTGAACCTAGATGTTTGGTTCAATCATGAAGTGGGCTCATACGGTTATGGGGCTCCGACATCGTTCACGAAATGGGATCCGTTGCGTGACGACAGGGATGCATTCCGCCTGATGGTCGCACTGAAATTCAGTGTCAGGCATCACTGGAACCTGAACGCGGTGGATGTGTCTGGAAACATCTATCACCAGCCCGACCGAGATGAAAGGATGGCGGAGTTTTATGGGCCGGAGAGCGGCCAAGATCCGTACACAGCAACTAGGACCGCGATTGTGAACGCAGCCGCAACAATTGGAAGGTATCTATGACAAACTTAGAAAAACTGGCGAGCGACTGGGAGGAGGCGAAAGCTTTCGAAGCTCAGGCAATAGCAAGACGCCGAGAGATAGAAGATCAACTCACCCAGGCTCTGGCGATCCCAAAGGACCTTGAAGGCACTAAAAACGAAGATGCAGGACAGTACAAAATAAAGATAGTTGGGAGGCTTGATCGAAAGGTCAATGCTGATAAACTGCAAGAACTAGCCCAGGAATCCGGTTTAACCGAGCACTTGGGCAGTCTGTTCAGATGGAAGCCAGAGATCAACATGACAGCCTGGAAAGCCGCTCATGAGTCGATCACTGCTCCCTTGCTGGACGCCATTACCACAACGGCCGGAAGGCCGTCATACGCCATAACTCGAAAGGACTGAACCATGGCTTTCCTATCACAATCATTCGACATCAACGAATTGCCAGAGGCAACTAACAACTACGGGCCATTGCCCGCTGGTTGGTACGCCGTGACTATTTCCAAGGCTGACGTGAAGCCCACAAAAGCCGGTACCGGAGAGTACATCAATCTGATGTACACGGTTACGGGTCCGACTCACCAAGGCCGAACCGTCTGGGGGATCATCAATGTTCGTAACCCGAACCCAAAAGCTGAGGAGATTGGCCGCCAGCAGCTCGGTGAACTGATGCGTGCAATTGGACTGTCTAAAGTCACGAACACCGATCAACTGATTGGCAAGGATTTGGTGATTAAGGTCGCAGTCAAAGAGGACGACCGAGGCGGTGAACGCAACGAAGTGAAGGCCTTCAAGGCCGTTCAAGGCGGTTCAATCCCGTCCATGCCTACCGCAGCACCCGAGGCGCCATCGGCATTTAAGGCCGCCCCTCCATGGGGGGCTAAGAAGTAAGCAAAAAAAAGCCCCCTGCAAGGGGGGCTTAGCAACTCAAAAGGAGAGGAGACGGTTAATTATGGCTCAGATTATAGTCAAAGACAAAATCGTTGAGGCAATAGACGCATGGCACCAGAGCAAGCAAGAGCGCCCTAGGCCACACATGGGGGCCTCAATGCTGGGTCACCCGTGTGATCGGTGGCTGTGGTTGTCGTTCCGTTGGGCTGTGGTTGAGAAGTTTGAGGGTCGGATTCTGCGCCTATTCCGCAGAGGCCAGATGGAAGAAGCCACAATCATCAGCGACCTAGAGGCTATCGGGATCGTATTCAAAAAGATGGACGGGCAAGCTAGGGTGGGGTTTGGCTCCCATGTGTCTGGCTCAGTAGACGGGATCATTGAATCTGGGGTTCCAGATGCCCCAAAAGCTAGGCACGTTGCTGAGTTCAAGACCCATGCACTGAAGAGTTTTGAGGATCTTTTGTCACATGGGGTTCAGAAGTCTAAGCCGATGCACTGGGCTCAAATGCAGGTTTACATGCATGGCCTAGGGATACACCGAGCTTTGTATGTAGCCATCTGCAAAAATGATGACAGAATTTACACAGAGCGGTTACACTACGATCACAACGCAGCCGAAAAGCTGGTTGATCGAGGCAGACGAATTGCGATAGCAGACAGGATGCCAGAGCCTTTGAGCAGCGACCCCACTTGGTGGGAATGCAAGTTTTGCCCAGCTCGCAAGTTTTGCCATCAGACAAAACTGACGGAGCAAGTGAATTGTCGGACATGCGCTCATTCAACGGCGACAGCAGCAGGGGTTTGGGAGTGTGCGAAGTGGGGTAATGACATACCCGAGGACTGGCAGCACAAAGGCTGCTCCTCTCACGTCCTGCACCCTGATCTAGTGCCGTGGAAGATGAAGGGAAGTGATGAGAACGGGTGGAGAGCGGTTTATCTAGTGAATGGGCGCGAGGTTGTGAATGGTGAGCCTGGGCCTGGGGTGACTAGCAGTGAGCGACTAATAAAGGGGGTTATATGACAACACTACGAGAGGCAGTGGCGCAAACACTTGATGCGCTCACAAAAATACACCCAGGAAATATGAGCTGGGAAACTGGTGATGCATGGCTGAATGCAGTCCAGATTTTGCGTGAGGCATTGGCGCAGCCTGACCCGGGGCTGCTAACGGATGAGGACGTGGTTGATGCAGTAGATCCGGTTGAATATCACGGCTGGGTGCTGCGTGAAGTGCTGTTTGATCAAGGTGAGCCGGTGGGGCATCGTGCCCCACCCCAGCGCAAGCCGCAGCCTGAACAGGAGCCTGTGGCGGATACCGAGTCAGACGTTCTCACTGCAACCTACATGCTAGGTGTTCATGCTGGAAAGAAAGCTACCAATCGCAAGCCGCTGACGGATGAGGAAATTACTGCACTTGTGCTTGAGTGGTGGTGTCCAACAATGGTTACGGCAAAAGATAGAAAGTTTGTCCGCGCCATTGAGCGAGCACACGGAATAGGAGAGAAGAAATGAACTTACTTGATTTCTTGAGCGGGGTTTTTTTTGGGCTTGGAATCGGTTTTAGGTTAGGTACATGGATTTACAGCGTGCACCTTCGAGCGAGCAAACAAGCTAAGAGGTGAGGAATGAAACTCAAAGCTGTTCGCAAGCTAAAACAAAAAATAATCTATCAGCAGCTCGCGCTTTATTGGTCAGCGCGAAGACTCTCAAAAGAAGCCAGTGCGCTTGTAACACGGTTTAGTAGGCAAATGTCTCAAGTGTGGAGTGGTAACGTAAAGGGGGATGAGCAATGAAAGAAGACTCAATAGACCAGCTCGCCTGGGAATGCGGCTTTCTAGATGAAGATTTTGAGAAGCTTAGAAAGTTTGCCCGTCTGATAAGAGCTAGGGCCTTCTTAGAAGGCTTTGATGCCGGGATGAATTACCAGCAAGTTTTGAACGACAAGGAGCCGGATAAATGAGAACAATGATTGCATTTGTACTGCTGTTTGCCACACAAGCTCAGGCCGAGTCCTGGGGCGGTAAAGACAAGTGGCAACACGCTGTCGCAGGTGCGACGACCGGCGCAGTGTTCACAAAGATCACGGACGATTGGCGTTATGGCTGCGCCGCTGCGGCGGCTGTAGGTCTGGCCAAGGAGATTTACGACAGCAAGCATCGGGATCGTCATACACCATCGTTCAGGGATTTCGCTGTGACTGCTGCCGCTGGCTGCGGATCTAGCATTGTCATTGCGCCAAACTTTATCGGCTTCAATATCAAATTCTGAGGACATCACATGCCAAGACCTGCCCCACCCTGCAACAAGGGCCGCAAAATCATCAAGGTGAATGCTCTGATGATGGCCCAGTTAATGAAGCATTTGATGGAAGGCGACTATACATGCCAAGAACTAGCAGAGGAAACGGGCCTGCATTACGTGACCGTTCTGCATTACACCCGCGAGATGTATAGAGAGGGAGTGCTTCACATCTGTAAGTGGGACAAGCGATCAGGAAAAGATCCAATGAGGATCTACAAGATTGGTTCAAAGCCAGATGCAGAAAAGAAGGTCATGACAGATGTTGAGAAGTCCCGAAAGTACCGACAGAAGCAGAAACAACTAAAGTTGGTGCAGATGATGGCAGGAGACTCTACGCTGTTCACCCGGAAACCGAAAGCACAGCAGACAAAACAAAAGGAAGCAGCATGAAGATCAAACTAGCACCCCCAAAAATGGATGCATTTGATGAGGATGACATCGCCGTTTTTACGATGGAACTAGTAGATGAGTCTGCCGCCAGTATTGAGATCAGAGCCTGGATTGATAGAAATAACTGGCCGGTGATTCAACAGGCTGTAGCCGATGCTTTGGAAATGATGTTTCCGGGGGGCGGGTAATGCTCCGTGACTACCAGCAGCGCGCGATTGACCATCTTTATCAATGGTTCCGCAACGGTAACGAGGGCAATCCTTGTCTTGTGCTTCCGACTGGCTCAGGGAAAAGCCACATCGTCGCGGCTCTGTGCAAGGATGCTTTGCAGAACTGGCCTGAGACCAGGGTTCTGATGCTCACTCATGTGAAAGAGTTGATCGAGCAAAACGCGGAGAAAATGAGACTCCACTGGCCGGGAGCGCCAATGGGTATTTATAGCGCAAGCATTGGACGGAGGCAACTCGGGGAGCCGATAACTTTTGCAGGAATTCAGTCGGTGAGGGACAAAGCCCATCTGATTGGTCACGTTGATCTGGTCATTATTGATGAGTGCCATTTGGTTGGCCACAAGGACGAAGGCGGTTATCGGCGGCTGCTGGCCGACCTGAAAGACATCAATTCCAATCTTCGTGTGGTTGGCCTTACCGCCACTCCCTGGAGGCTTGGACACGGGCTAATCACTGACGCGCCTGCTATTTTTTCCGACCTGATTGAACCGGTAAGCATTGATGAACTGGTCAAACGCAAGTTTCTCGCTCCTCTCCGATCCAAGGTAACCGCTGAGCGCCTGGACGTATCTGGGGTTCGCAAACGTGGCGGTGAGTACATTGAAAGCGAGCTGCAAGCCGCCGTGGACAACGAGGCACAAAACCGAGCGATTGTGCAGGAGGTCATCACCAGGGCTGATGATCGTAAAGCTTGGTTGTTCTTCTGCGCCGGGGTGCGACATGCTGAGAACGTGCGAGACGTGCTGCAAAGCTTTGGGATCGTTGCGGAGTGCGTGACAGGGGATACGCCGAAAGCGGAGCGTGAACGCATTTTGACGCTCTACAAAGCCGGGCAAATCAGGGCGCTGACTAACGCGAACGTGCTAACGACGGGGTTTGATTACCCTGATATTGATCTAGTCGCCATGCTGCGCCCGACCATGAGCCCAAGCCTTTACGTTCAGATGGCAGGCCGAGGGATGCGCCCCAAGAGCCACACCGACAATTGCCTAGTTCTTGACTTTGCTGGTGTAGTGGCGACACATGGCCCTATAACAGCAGTGCAGCCGCCAAAAAAGGCAGGCTCAGGCAATGGTGAGACCCCGGTAAAGTTGTGCGAATCTTGTAACGAGCTGTGCCCAATCTCGGCCAGGAAATGCCCAGCTTGTGGCGCACCGTTCCCTGAACCAGAAAAAAAGCCCCTGACGCTGCACGTTGACGATATTATGGGCATTGAGGGCACAGAGATGTCCGTAAGGTCTTGGATCTGGCGTAAGCACACAAGCAAGGCCTCTGGCAAAGAGATGTTTGCAATCACGTATTACGGAGCTTTAAGCGACCGTCCGGTAACTGAGTATCTGACAGTTACACATGACGGGTACGCGGGAGAAAAAGCGATCAGGACGTTCATGGATATGGCCAGAAAATCAGGTGCGCCTATTGGGTCTCACGAGGACCTAGATGATTGCGCCAAGATCATGACGCAATCCAAGCCGCCTAGTGCGGTGGAGTATCGCAAAGAGGGTAAGTTTGTTCGTGTCATCAACCGAGAATGGAGGGCCAATGAGTGAGCCGCATGTTGTCCAGGTGTACCGAGAGAAGATCAAGGAAGCAAAGAAGGGCTTGTACCCGCCGAAATGTTGTTACACATGCGACCATTTCGCCGAGCACGATTACTGCACTATGTTTGATGAAAAAGTGCCGAAGGATTTTGCCGGGTCAATAGATCAGTGTCCTAGTTGGTTTGAGGAGATCCCATTTTGAACAGGAACGGAACAATGGAAAGAATAAGAACAGAACACGAGGAGCAACGGGAATTTGTGTCTTGGTTCCGCAAGAGCTTTCCAGGCACCCGCATTTTTGCGATTCCAAACGGAGGGGCTCGGACGATCACAACGGCAACACGTCTGAAGTCTGAGGGAGTGTGCAGGGGTGTTCCGGATCTTTTCATCCCAGCCTGGGGGCTTTGGGTGGAGATGAAGCGGGAGAAGGGTGGAGTGTTGAGCCAGGATCAGAAAGACTGGATCGGCTACCTTGAGGCCAACCAATATCATTGCCTTGTCGCGAAGGGATGTGATGACGCAAAGCAACAAATTGGGGAGTTTATCCTAGAACACCTTGACATGGAATGTGAACGCACTCACAATTGAACCCATCGCAACACACAACCCGGAGCTTCCGAAATGTGCTACATCACCACCCAGACCAACAAGTACCTTGACCAAATGGAACAAGACGAAAAGGAATATGAAGAGGAATTTCAGTTCATTGCTGAATTTCGTATTGATGATGTTTCCGATGAGATGGAGAACGACACCATCACGTTCGTTGAAGCCTGTAACAAGGTAGAAAAAGGTCTCATGACCTTGGAGGATCTTGGTCGTTTGGTGATGACGTGTCGCAATGACATCATTGACTCTATGATCGACTAACAGATATGGGGGTCTGAAAAGGTAAGTTCGGGTGAGCCCGACACCCCCGCCAAATCATGAATACAAAAGCCCTGAGACTTGTTAGAAAGCTGTGGAACAGCAGTTCGGTTTCACGGGATGTAAACAGGCACAACCAGCGTCAGTGGGTTCGTGCTGTTCGGCAACTAGGCAAGCGTTGGCTGCTTGCGGAGACTCAATCAAAAGGAAACGTATGTCAGACGTGGAAGGAACATTGCAGGAACGTGGCCAGAAATACGGCAAGTTTTCGGGACATGCAGAGGTCTCACAAGATCTCAAGCTTGTAATTCGTACTCACCTCAAGCATCGAGGCAAGATCCTTGCACTAGACCAGCAAGAGGCCCTGGAAATGATCTGTCACAAGATCGCCAGGATCATCAACGGAGACGCTGACTACGCCGATAGTTGGCATGACATCGCAGGCTATTCAACTCTGATTGTTCAACGACTGAAAGGGGACGATGATGTGTAACGGTAACTGTGGTCAAGGTCGTCAATGTGATTGCGTTCCAGATTTCGAATGGAACGAACCAACCGAGATTGAAGGCATCGCATCAATGGCCGCAAGCCTGTTGATGATTGTTCTAATAATCGCCAGCATCACCGGTATCGTGATGCTTTACGTATAAAAATCGTTCAGCAATACGACGCCGTTGTAACCCGGGCAGGACTTTCCCGCCTGCTCGGACAAACTTCAAAAACTCGCTGGCTGCTCCAGCGTAGTCTTTTCTGAGGTGCTTTCTTCTGAGCGTTGACCGCTGAAGGGCACCGAGCCCCAGGTTGAAAGCGAAGCTAACCAGAGCATCAAATTGACATTGCGTTGTGTTTCTTCCGCATAGTCTTTCAACACCTCGCTCAAACCGACGAAGATCATTTCTGAGTAGATCATTGACTTCCTCTTGTGTGAATGTCCGGTTGTGAGCTTGAGCGAGCTGGAAATGCATACGCTCCTCAAGTGTTAAGTGATGCTGTCTCGGGTACAAAACATGCCCGACGCCAACAGTCCAGAGCAAAGCAGGGCACCTATATGGCTTGAGCCTGACACCCTCAAAGTGTTTGATAAGGCTGATGCCGACTTCTGAAGTCTTCATTTGCCGAAGGCTCTGCCGCCGAAGTGAAACGCTATCACGGAGGCAAATAGCGCCTGGGTGTTCTCGTCCCAGAGCTGCGACGCAACATCAATGAACGACGCGCCAGCAGCCACCCCATAGAAGAAAATCCCGATGTCAATCAGCACCAAGAGGATAAAGAACCCGTAGGTAACCACAGGCCGCACAGACGCGCGCAGGTTAATCACCCACCGGCTAGCCCCTTCACCGATAGCCGCGTCATGGGTGTAAATCGCCTTCATTTCGTCGCTTTGTGCGCCGATCCTGGCCTGGATCTCGCGGCTTGCAATATCCATTTCCAATTGAGCGGAGCGGATCTCCTCAAGCTTTGCCTCGGCATCAAAGCCAAGCTTGCGAAGTTCCAACTCCCTCTGGATCTGCATACCCAGCAATTCAATCTCTTGTCTTTTGTCGCTGCGATCCTTCATGAACTCCAAGAACCGAGGCAATCCACCAGCTAGAAACGAGACGATTGTGCTGAGTAGGGTGAGCATTATTTTTTATCCTCTTTATTGTCTAATTTGTCACTGATTTTGCCGAGTAACGTTTTGACCTCGCTCATATCTTCTCGATAATCATCACGTCGAACGTACTTTGCCGGGGAGGTTCTGGCCTCATCTTCAAGCCGCTCAATCGCCTTGTAAATGTTGTTCAGAACCCAGCCCCCAAGGAATCCAGCAAGGCTTACGGCTGCGTTAAAGATCATCTGATTGTCCAATTGCTTGCTCCACACTTAAAAAATTATGGGATTAGTTCGACGATGATGTATGTGTATCGAGTGCCTGCTGTGCCGATCAGTGAAACTGTCTTTGCTCCACCGCTCACATTAATGCTCATTGTCAGTACATCTCCATTTTTACAATCAAACTCGGAGCAAATTGTTATAGATTTGTTTCCTCCAGCAGGTGTAGATCCTGCATATGAGTTCTCTACAACAACGACAGAGTTTGTCGCGCTTCCAGTTTGCAAAAGTTGAAGATCCGATCTCGTTTGAGCAGCACCCAAATTGGTCAATGCAACAACGCCGGTGACTTTATATCGTCCTGCAACGGTTACATTAAAAGCATTCCCGCCCCAGTTTGTGAACGGGTCATAAATTGTGGTGTTGAGCGCAACCTGATAATTCGTTCCATCGCCTGTTACGTTTGCAAGATTTGCATTCGCGTATATAAAGCATCCTGGTTTTTTGCTTGACACAACTCGCAAGGTTTTTGACTTGTTAGCCAGGCCAGCAGTGGTAGCCAACAAAACAACTCCATTGACGTTTTCGTCATTGTTTGTGAACGATCCGCCAAGCTTTCCATCAATTATCAAATTGTCTGTGGAGTTGCTCGCGTCATTGGCAACAATCGTAAACGTGCCAGCACATCCAAGACCATTTAAATAAACGCCGTCATTGATGCCCTTCATGGTGATGCCAGCAGCAGAACCACTTCCAGTGTCCACCGCCAAGCCGTGGGCGTAGAAGTGCGTGACTTGGTTCAGAACAATTGTTTCATTTGCCGTGGTGACATCGGCCGCTCGGCACTTGGTCATGTGCACAGTGCGAACGCCACGAGCACCTGGGGTATTCGTCAATGTTCCATCAAACACGAAACCGCGAGTCCATCTGCCAGTGCTAAGACCGTATGCGATGACGTTATGGAAAACCATCTCACCGCATCGGTTGGTGTCTGACTGGTTGATGACTTCAATTGCATTGCCGCCGCTATAAGTAGCCGCCTTTACGATCAAACAGTTTTTCAGTCCGCCACCTGTGCCCGTGTATTGGACTCCACTTCCATCCCATCGGAAACAAGACAAGTTGCTGTAATGTACGAAAACTGTTCCGTAAGCCTCATTTGTACCTTGAGAGCCTTCACAATCAATCATCACACCCTGAGTGATGGTGATACGCCCAGTTAACTTGTAAATGCCGTTGGGGACAAAAACGGTTTTGTTGTAGTTGGTGTATGCAGCGTTGATAGCGGCTTGGATTGCCGCAGTGTCATCTGTTACGCCATCCCCAACAGCCCCAAAGTCTTTGACACTAAGAATGTCCCTCATCTTGTCTTGAGCTGATCTTGCAGACGATCCAGACAAAACAGGATCAAACCCAATCCAGTCAGCTCCATCATTTCCAGCAAGGTCAGAAACAAAACCGACTTGACCTTTGAAACCTGTAAAGGCGACACCAGACGCATTTGGGCTAATCCCACTTCCATCTGGAAAGCTGTAAACCAGGTTCGCCTTGCTATCAAGCACCTTGATGGAGAAGTTGACACCGTTCACATAAAGCTGCGCAGGGGTGCCAGCATTCGACACGTAACCGTTAATGGTGCGCAGTGGTTGAGCTGCAAGAATGGTCAGCGCCTCATCAAAATAAACTTGAACCGGATTAGTCTGCGGATCAAGATATGGCGTTCCAATGTAGACATAGCCGTTGTCCAACGGCTGACCATCACGGTCTTG